TAATGTTGCAAAAGACCACGGCACAAACCAAGATAGCGAAACTCCGTAAACGGATCCGCATTGTGAGGGGCGGAACATCCAGTTCAAAAACCTTTTCCATTATTCCAATGCTTATCACATACGCGGTTCAAAACGCCAAGTGTGAAATATCTGTGGTATCGGAAACCATCCCGCATTTGCGAAGGGGTGCCATCCGTGATTTCCTTAAAATTATGGACATGGTGGGAATGTACGATGCCAACAAGTGGAACAAATCATCATTGACATATACCTTTTCCAACGATTCATACATCGAGTTCTTTTCCGCAGACCAACCACAAAAGTTAAGGGGTGCAAGGCGTGATGTGTTATTCGTAAATGAGTGCAACAACATTGATTGGGAATCATACTACCAAATGGCAATCCGTACCCGTAAATTCATATACTTGGATTACAACCCAGTGGCGGAATTTTGGGTGGATAGTGAATTGGTAAATGATGCGGATGCGGAAATGATTGTACTAACATACAAAGACAATGAAGCGTTGGACAAATCAATTGTAAACGAAATTGAAAAGGCACGGGATAGGGCGGAAACATCAAACTATTGGGCCAATTGGTGGCGGGTGTATGGCCTTGGCGAGATTGGAAACCTGCAAGGGGTTATATTCAGCAATTGGCAAACCATCGACAAAATCCCCGAGGATGCACGATTGGTTGGTTGTGGTGTGGATTTCGGTTACACAAACGATCCCACGGCGATTGTGGCCGTATATGAGTACAATGGTCAACGAATCGTTGATGAGGTCGCATACCGCACGGGAATGCTTAATTCGGACATTGCAAGGGCATTACCCACCCATGTTCCCGTTTATGCGGATTCCGCTGAACCAAAATCAATTGATGAGATACGGAGGTATGGAATAAGAATCAAGGGAGTAACAAAGGGCAAAGATTCAATCAACTACGGAATTCAAATCATGCAATCCCAATCGTATTTGGTTACATCCACATCAACAAACCTAATTAAGGAACTGCGGAATTATTGTTGGGATAGTGATGCCCAGGGGCGAACAACCAATACCGCAATTGGTGTTGATCACCTTTGCGATTCACTTCGCTACCATGAGATGATGGCATTAGGTATTCGTGGAAATTACGGGAACTATGATATTCGTTGATATTATTTTGTTTATTTCGTGTTGATTGTTATATTTGTACCGACAAATAATGAGGCACGGTAGTTTATTTTCGGGGATTGGCGGTTTTGATTTAGCCGCGGAATGGATGGGATGGAAAAATGTTTTTCATTGTGAGTGGAACGAATTTGGGCAAAAGGTATTGAAACATTATTGGCCGAACGCAGAAACATTTACCGACATTACAAAAAGCGACTTTACAAAATATGCAAACAAAATTGACATTCTCACAGGAGGATTCCCATGCCAACCCTATTCAAGTGCAGGTCAGCGCAAAGGAAAAGAAGATGAACGCCATTTATGGCCCGAAATGCTTAGAGCAATACACGAGATTAAACCAAAGTACATTGTGGGGGAAAATGTTTTTGGACTCCTTAATTGGAATGGGGGAATGGTATTCGATGAGGTGCATTCTGACTTGGAATCTGAGGGGTACGCAGTCCAGGCCGTGGTTATACCTGCGGCGGCGGTCAATGCCCCACACGGACGAGATAGAGTATGGTTCGTTGCTACCAACACCAAGGGCATCATCAATGAAGAACAGTCAGGAAAGAATAGCAAATGGGGAAATAGATTCATTGGAAACAATGGCCCAAATAGGGATGCTACCAACTCCAACAGCATCAGAACACAAACACGGGAAATCAATACAGTATTGGGAGAACAGAATCAACAAAGGAAGACAGGAAGATTTGTCGATGATGTTATACAAAGGGATGTTGCCAACTCCAACAGCGATGGATTCCACGAATGCAACAATAACGATGAAATCAACACAAGTGAAGGAAGGTTCGATGCACAGTGTAACACTAACACGAGCAATGTCCATGGGGATGCTTCCAACACCCGCAGCATCGGATTACAACGCAAGGGGGAATCAACCCAATTGGAAGGGGGACGACTTGGTTTCGACAATACACAAAACAACAAAACAACCTGGGACAACTTCCCAACTGAATCCCCGATTTGTGGCGGAGATGATGGGCTTCCCACCGAATTGGACGGAATTACCTTTTCAAAGTGGAGAAACGAATCCATAAAAGCATACGGCAACGCCATTGTGCCACAAGTGGCGTACGAGATATTCAAAGCAATTCAAAGAACGATATGACAAGCCATTACCAAGAAATACACAACCTCAAACAAGAAATAAAACGACTGCGATTGTTGGTGGTTGAAAATAAGATGCAACACGATCGTGAAATTAAAATGTTGAAACGGGAGATTGTGCAACCCAAAACGGACATTAACAACAATTACACAACATGGGGTGAAGTGTTACGGGTTATTTGTGAGGTAATGGACATGACACCCGACCAAATTATCACCAAGTCAAGAAAGCGCAAACCAATGTATGCCCGTCATATGTTTAACCACATTTGCCGAAAACGCCTAAACATGACATTCATGGAGATTGGCAACATTTCACACCTTGACCATTCCACCATTATTTCATCAGTTCGGGAATTTACCGACATTTTGGTAACCGATAAGGAGATGCAAAGGTATCACACCCAGGTTCACACCATCCTACATGAAAGGTTAGTATAAACAATCGCCATTATTGGCGTTTTATGGGTATATGATTGAAACAAAAACCATCATTGTACCCACAGAATTGAAGGATGTCAAGTTGCATCAAATGTTGGCGTACAATGAATTGAAGGCCGATATGGATGAAACACAAAGACAATTGGAATCGGTTGCCATCTTTTGTGAATTGACCATGAGTGAAGTGAAGGCCATCCCGTTTGACATCCTCAAAGATTGTGTGATTAAGATTTCCAAGATGTTGGAATCTAAACCCGTGTTCACACCGAGGTTCAAAATGAACGGCATCAAATACGGCTTCATCCCAAACATGGATGAATTGTCAACGGGTGAATTTATCGACATTGAAACATACCAAAAAACCCCCAATGATATTTGGAAGGTGCTATCTGTTTTGTATCGCCCCATTACCAAAGAAGGCCAAAACGGAAGGTATGAAATTACCCCGTATAATGCGGAGTTGAACAACGATTTCAAGGACATGGATTGCAACACGGCGTTTGGTGCGTTGCTTTTTTTTTGGAGTTTAGGAATCGACTTGTTGAATTCTACCCAGAAGTATTTGGCGATGGTGAGGAGGGGGGAAGTGTCGATGAAGTACGACTTACCGAAAAATGGGGATGGTTTGGAATGGTCTACCGACTTGCTAACCGAAGTTTCCTCAACCTTGAAGAAGTATATACAAAACCCATTCATTCCGCTTGTATGTGGATCGCTTACGAAAGCGACATTGCGAAGATGGAACAAAAAGCAATTAAACAACGATGAACAATAATCACATAGGAACGGCATTTGAGGTGATGAAAGACATTGCCGATTTGGAGGGGTGGAATTACTCACACGGCACATTGACCGAATTTGATTTCAAGGCGTTTTTGGTATTCCCGTTGATGCATTGTTCAATTCAATCGGTGGCATTGACCGACCAGGTGGCAACCATCCAAATGAATATCATGGTGGCGGATCGGGTGAACTTCTTGAAAACCGAAAACGAACAAGAAAATTTAATCACCGAATACAGCCAATACGGATACACCGAGAATCAAAACTATGCAAACATTTTACAAGATTTGTATGTGAGATTTTCAAAGGGGTTATGGCGTACGGAACAAGATTATTTTAACCAAATCCAATACATACGCCCCATTACTTTTCAACCATTTATGGAAACATTGGATTCAGTATTGGCGGGTTACCAAATCACAGTTGGAATCGAATTGATAAACCCTTGGGTTACGGATGGCGATTGCGTATAAAAATAGCGAACAAGTTGTTGCGGAGTATTCCAACAAATGGGCGATTGCGTGTCGTACCTTATTGGAGGTAAAACGCCCACGAACATCAATCCGTGCCAAGTGGAAAAAGGTTGGTGAAGGGTGGACACCCATTTCCGTTTCCAAAAAAACATTCCGTGGTAATTATGTGGCATCGGGGCAATTGGTTAATTCCATCCAAGCATCACCCAAAGGGTTGGACATGGGAATTACCATGAACAAAACCGCCGATTATGTACAGAACGGAAGAAAGCCAGGCAAGGGCATTCCGTTGGCATCAATGCGGAATTGGACAAAGATGAAACGCATTCAACCACGGGATATGGGAACGGGGCGATTCAAAGGCAAGGCCGATGAAAACGCAATGCGATTCATGATGAACAGAAAGATTAAACACTTTGGTATTGAACCATTCCCATTTGTAACAATGGCACGAAAGGAGATATTACCATCATTCAATAAGGCATTAACCAAGGCGATGGCCCAAGACATAAAAGCAAGATTCAAACGATGACATTCAACGAACAACCCAGTGCAATATGCGGGGCAAAATCCCCATTGATTTACCAATTTTACGATGCGTTATACACCGCAGATTCATTCTATTATCAATGCGATGTATATGTGTGGAGTGGCACAACCACAATCCCAGGTTCACCCAATTGGACAATTAACCGCAAACCCGACCAATATGGAAGTGGGCGTGGATGGATTGACATTCACAAATTGGTAGAACAAATGTTGACCGAGGATTATTTAATCAACGGCACATACAAACCAAATATAGGGAATGGGGCAATGCGTGTTGCCGTTAAAGTGCGTGGGGTGTATTTAGTAGGCGTTACAACCACATACACGGCGTATGCGACATCCAATGTTGTTTTGGCTACATTGGGTTACACTTACACATCGGAAGGGTTTAACGATGGATTTTCAAAAGTGGTTTACACGGACAAAACACAAGTTACCATCACCGCAGAAACAACCACGGCTTATTTGTGGTACGATGCAACTGTGGTTACTTCAATCACTTGTGGGAGTGCAACCATCACGCCAAACGCGGTGAGTGGGTTAAGTGCAAACGCCATCCAAGGTATTGAGATTGTACAATTGTTGGCAGCGGGTGGGGTATCGGCATCAACCAACATAACTTTTGTCAAGGCGGGTGATGATGTTGTTATACCATTGAATTTTGTGTGTGAGAATAAGTACGGGCAACAAGATGTGTTATTCCTAAACAAATACGGGGTGTATGATTCATTCTTGTTTAATGGCGTTCACCGAACCACGAACCAAATCAGCGGTGAAAAGTATTCACAACCGATTTATAAACAAACCGACCTTGCACAATCATGGACATACGGCGTTCCAATTACCACACCTTATTTGGTTAATAGTACCCAGGTGATGACAGTAAACACGGATTGGATCACGCAAAACGATGTTGATGTGGTTGAGCAAATTTTTTATTCGGTGAATGTATTGGTGAACGGCCCACAAGTTTTGTCGGCAAGGATTATTGATACCACATTTGAAAAGAAAACCCGCATAAACGAAAAGTTGATTTTGTACACCATTCAAATGGAATACAACCAACCAAAAATTAATAAGATAGTACGATAATGGCAATTAGATTTTCATTATCCATCCAAGATAGTAACACCGATACCATCGGGCCAATAATGTTGGCGTACAACCAACGCACGGCATCGGGATTTATTGAAGGCCAAGAATGTTGCATTGAAAAGTTGGAAGCGTTGGGCGGTACATTCAGTTACCAAGTACCCGTGGATTTATTCCAAGATGAATCCGTACCCCTTACAAGGCAATTAAAGGACTTGATGAACCTTGCCACCATTTGGACAGATTACACCCAAGATTTCCAAATACCCGCATCGGACACTAACAATGCAATTTTTTCCAATTGGTTTGATGAAAACATGGTTATCGTGGGTTGGAATCCCAACATTGGGAAAAACGCAACCATATTCATCAACGGATTACCCGTATTTGAAGGGCGTGTTGAATTGATTGGGTGCAAGTTCAAGGATGGGTTGCCACAATTGTACAACATCATTTTTTACGGCACGACCAAAAAATTGTTGGATGCGTGGGGTGAAACATTGATGAACGAAGTTGATTGGAGTGAATACGAACACACGGCCAATTACACAAACATATTGAGTTCATGGGATCAAAATTTATTGGGTGGTGATATTTTATGGCC